GGCTTGATAAACCTTGGAATAAAAAGGCAGGAATATTTTAATATTCCTGCAGAGAATACTCTGTCATGTGCCCGCTGAAGGGATTAACACATCGTTTTGGAGGTATGCACATAACCTCTCGGTACGTCTTTATGCTTATCACATACTGCGGCCGTAACAAACTACTAATAATTTATATGAAAAACACAAAAATAATCATAGTTTTAATCAAAAGATTAATACTAGGTATTTTTGGTGTAGATCATACAAAATTAATAACTGAGTTCGTAAAAGAAGTTCAAAAGTTGTGAATTAATAATGGATTCATGTACATGATATCTTATATGAAAGTCGTAAGACTTCACATAACAAGATATGTGTGCGGAAAACCCTTATATTCTAACGCTTCGAATGTCTCACTTGATAGTTCGGGCTTTCCAACAAGATTCCTTTTCCTTAAACATCTTCTTGATGAAGGAGACACTGGAATAAAAATCGTCTTTACTCTTTTATCCTTAACTCGTGGATTAAAACCCACTAAAGCTGAGGACAAGAAGATTAAATATGATCTTGGTCCTATCATAGCTCCCCACAAGGGAACTACAATGGGATCAGTTCCAGGCTGATTCATTAAAGAATTTGTCAGAAGGAATAATCTTGGAAGAAAACTGCCGGAATATTCAGTTAAGGACCACTACTTGAGTACAAAGGGTGGGCCATCGGGAAAATCAACTTGAGCTTCCCAATGGTCACACTTGTTCTACAAGCAAGACCTTATATTAAGTTTAGCATATATTCTAGGTGAGGGGTTTAAAGAGTTATTCTATACACCCTTCCTTAAGAATATGCACCTGTCTTATGGTAAAGACAGATGACCAAATGGTAAACTTAGTATTGTCAAAGATCCTGAGGGTAAGCGTAGAGTAATTGCCATGGTTGATTACCACAGTCAACTAGCTCTTCGAAAGGTACATGAAGATTTACTAAGCATGCTTGGTAAATTTAGTACCGATCGGACTTTCTCTCAGAATCCGCGTCATAACTGAAACTATAATAATAGTGAACTATTCTATTCATTAGATTTATCTTCAGCAACTGATAGATTTCCTGTCCGTCTTCAGGCCCGTCTTGTTGGCGAAATCTATGGAAACCATAGATTTGGTGAACAATGGGCTAATTTGTTGTTAAACCGGGACTATATGGACCCAGAGGGGAACAACTGCAGGTATGCAGTTGGACAACCAATGGGGGCATATAGCTCGTGAGCAGCATTCACACTTACACATCATTTAACCGTTGCCTGATCTGCTTACAAAGCAAGAAAGACTATGGGATTTGACCAATATATAATATTAGGTGATGATATTGTCATAAAAGACAATAGAATTGCCGAAATATATAAAGGTCAGATGATGAGAATGGGTGTGGACATATCTCTACCAAAAACACACGTGTCCGTAGATACGTATGAATTTGCAAAGAGATGAATCAAGAAGGACAGAGAGATTACTGGAATCCCCTTGAAGGGTATTTTAAATAACATAAATAATCTTAAAATTGTTTTCACAATTTTAAACGATTATTTAATAAAATGCCCTACGAGTGTACCCAAATCAAGCTGACAGATATTTCAGAGTATTTTCTTAGGTTTCCAGATACGTGGCGGTAGTAAAAGTCGTAAGACTAGAACTATCACCAAGAAGTATCTGGAGAATTTAAGAGACTTTGCTATCTCCGTTCGATATTCTATGAATCTAATATCCCCTTATGAACTAAGGGCTTACTTTGCAAGCAAAGTAAAACTGATAAAAGAAACATCAGATTATCAATCAATCCCTAGTGAGAAATTAATCCTTCAATATATGGAAGGTATCCTTACTAATGGGCTTGCGAAGATATCAAAGGACACCATAATACAAATTAATAAACAATTAGATTCCTTTGACCGTTTGGCTAAGGAAGATAAGCGTTCATTAGTTTATAGTGGTGTACTACATGGTTTAATGAATCGTCTAGAACGGCTTCAAGAGTTATGCCAGAGAATGAAAGATGAGGGTTCAACAGTCGTTGAATTCATCAATCATTTTACTGCACCATCTGTAGATAGTTTATCCCGAAAAGATCGGGATATCAACATACGGATGGCTTTCCTTGATTCTTTGTGAAAGAAGAGCTTGCAAAAGCACTTCTCAGATCAAAGATTCCCAGACTCCTATTACAGGAATCTGGAAACAAGGACTCTATATGGAAGCCTAGATGCTCTAGATATTATAGACTACGAGGGAGAGATAGAAGTGAGACCAATATGGTCGAGAGAACTGAGTCAGTTCAATCAACGATCTATTAATTCACTTCAAATGTTCATCTCTGAGAACTCATAGTTAATTTTGTGTAATTGAAACCAATTATGCCCTAATTGCCCATGGTGAAAACCA